CCAATGATGGTGGAAATGAAGGTGTTCTTATTCAAGATGATGGCTCATCTAATTTTGTAAGTGCATCTACAGGAGCATTGTCTTTTACTGGTGCTACTCATCATTTAAACTGTGGAGAAATAATAGAGTTTCCTTTAGGAAGTGCATTTACAATTTCTTTATGGCATTATAATACTACAGATTCTACAGAGCAAATATTATGGAAATACTATGTTAGTTCTACTCAATATATAGAGTTAAAGCTAACATCCTCTAGGCAAATAAGATTAAACTGGGTTTCTACTGGGGAGAATGGATATGGGTCTTCTGTACCAGCAGGATTTTTAGTAAGTACAAATTTATATACATCTGATGTTGTAGGAGATTTAAATGCATGGAATCATTGGACTGTAGTTTACGATGGAACTGAAACAGCAGAGCATTCTGTAATTGGCGTAAATAGTATTCCTTTTTATTTTAATCAAGTATCTGATAGCGATACGACAGATGCAAATGGAAGAATATTTTTTGCTAGCAATAATGAATACAATCCTGGCAGTAATTGGCATGTTGGAGATATTCTAAATATATCAGGAACTACAAATAATGGTAGTGGTGCTAATAACGATGGCACTTATACTATAACAGAAATAGTAGATATTACTAGCCCTGGCGACCATTTAATAGTTAGTTCTGATGGAGGGACTACTCCTCATGTCTTCACAAACAAAGGTGTAGATTCTAATAGTGAAAATATACTATTAGCTTCTGAGCCAAAAAAAGTTAAAATATATAAAAATGGTACATTATTGTCAGGATCTAATGGCAACAACCTTGTATGGAGTGCCCATGATGCAATAGATGTTTCTTATAATAATATTTTAGATTTTTCTTCAACGAGTGTTGTTGAAAGATCAAGTGGAAGCTTTATAGATGATGGCTTTCAACCTGGTATGAGAATAAGTATTTCTGGTGCTAGCCACAGTGATAATAATAATGTATTTGTATTAAAAACTGTTTTAGCAGGAAGTTTAACTGTTGCTAATTCAGGTTCTTATAGTTTTATAAGATCGTTTAACGCTTCTGGTAGCGATTCCAATAATGTTAGAATACAATGCAATACATTTAGAGAAAAGCATGTAGCTAGTTATGCTCAGACAGCAGGTCTTTCTATTGGGTTTGCTGATAAATTTCCACCAGCACTTTCTACAGGAGCTTCAACTTTTTATATCGGATATACTTCAAATTCTTTAAGAGGTTTGGTTGGAGAGGTAGCTATATGGAATACTTATCTTACTAGCACAGAAGTTTTAGAAATTTATGATAATGGACATGCTTATGATGCTATTAATATTCAAAAGCATAACTTGGTTACTTATTGGAAAATGTCTGCTTTGAATAGCAATATTGTCTCAAATTCAGTTCCCTGGAGAAGTACAGATTATCCTGCTACAGCAGTTAATGGGCCTTCGCTTTCTTCTGGAATGAAGGGATCGTCTTACAGAAATGCAGCAGATTCAGTTAAAATATTAAGAGTTCCTTTAAATGTTAACAATAATTATATTAGTGATAACGAAGGAATACTTTTAGAAAGCCAAACAGCAGATGGTAGTGGTGGAGTATATGTAAGTCCTGATGGAAAAGTTTCTTTAATGGATATTTCAAGTGCATGGGTTACATCAACTATTAAAGATCAACTTCAAGTTTTACATACAGGGCATATATCTGCTTTTGAAACTGATAATTGGAGCGTTTCTCAATGGGTAAATCATACTGAAAATGCAGATGATACTTCTTGGTATGTTAAAGCGACTAATACAGGAGCTGAATGCAATGCTAATTTTATAAAGTTTTATACAACAGGAACCTCTATTGAGTTTGAGATGCGTGACAATATAACTGCTAGTTCTTTACATTCTCATACAAAACCAGTTCTAATAGAAACTCCTGACTTTAAACGTCCACAGACTCCTGCTACTGGTTATGCTCAAAATAGATGGTATCATTATTTAACTGTATTTGATATGAGTAAAAAAGTTACAACTGGAGATTTAGTTAATAAAATAACTGTAAATGCAAGTACTAGAGTTATTACTAGGTCAGATGGAAACTTTGTAACAGATGGATTTGTAGTAGGAATGATGATACATATTGCTTTACCAGATTTAGGTACAGTTAGTCAAGTTATTCATAAAATAGAAGCTGTAGATGCTCTTACTATAACTGTGACAAGTGTGGAAGCAGGTGGGCCAGGACTTACAACAGATGCTACTGCAAATGAAACAGTAAAAATTTCCAGTGTTGGGCTAGAATGTTTAACTATATATAGAAATGGCGTTAAAGTAGAAATGAATATGTCTATGACATCAACTGGCATGTCAAACACATCTCCTATTGAGCACGCTATTCCTTTAACTCATAGTGGTAGTGCAGATTCTGTATTTGTTTTAGGGGGCACAAGTGGAGTGTTTGCAGGAGCTATTGGAGAAACTGCTGTATGGAGAACTTCTTTAACAAGTGCTCAAGCAGTAACATTATACGCAAATGGCTATCCTTATGCTGCAAATGCTGTAGACGCTTCTAATTTAATGGGTTATTGGAAGATGAAAGGACAATGGACACCTGTCGATAGTGATGGAGAGCCTAATCCTTCAGATGGCTCAGGATATACTGATGTAGCTTATAATACATGGACTATTCCTTTAGTAGTAGGATCAAGTGCTTCAGCTGAAGTTTTTACAAATTCTGCGTTCTATGGAGGCAAGGGGCATAGAGTTCAAAACTCTTTTGGAGAAGATGGACTTGATATGTATGTAGCTAGTACGAATCATACAGCTCAAGGTTCTTATAAATATATTTATGGACTGTCTTGTGCAGCAACTCAAATGACAGTAGATGGACTTGAAATGCTTAGAGGTAGCTTAAAGTTGCATGGAAATCAATTTGTACAAGATGAAAGTACTGCATTACAAACTATGGCTGCTTTTAACCCTAATCTAGGTAGCGGCTCTTCTACAACAGCACAATCTCTTAATGTAACTCAAACTATTGCAACTGCTAGTGGAAAAACGAGTACGAATACAGGAATATCTACAACTTTAAATTCATCAACTCCAACAATGATTGGAACTGTTAATAATATAGGTGCTGAAATAACTGTAATCGGTGGCACAAGTGGCACTCAAAACAACACTGCATTATCCTTACAGGCTACAGGAGCTGATACAAATACTCATATTAAATGCTTATATGACGCTACTAACTATATGACTTTAGCTACTGGTGCTAATGGAGCTACAACACTTACTACTGTAGATGCTAGTAGTGGAACAGATGCTAACTTAACTTTAGATGTAGCTGGAGATATAGAGATAAATGCAGACGGTGGAGATATTACATTTAAGGACAATACTACAACTTTAGGATCATGGGATTCAAGTGGAAATCTTTTAGTTAAAGGAGATTTAATAATAGATGATGGTGGCTCTATTAAAGAAGCAGGAGGAACTGCAGCTATAACAATAGATGCTGCTGGAGAAGTTTCAAAAATAGGTCAAGATACTCCTTCAGATGGTCAAGTTTTAACTTGGGATAATGGCAATAGTAAAGTGGTGTGGGCTGCAGGAGGTGGAAGCGATACTAATACAACTTACTCAGTATCATGTGCAGATGGGGATAATTCTGACGAAGAAAAAATAGTATTAACTGCAGGTGGAAGTGGAAGTGGAACAGACGTTGTTGTTTTAGAAGCTGGAACAGGGCTCAGTATTGCAAGAAGCTCTGATAAAATAACATTTACAAATACAGTTACAGTTCCCACATTTGGTATAGCTGATACTAATGCAGTAAAAATAGATAGTGGAAGCGTTAATGATGATGAGTATGCACGATTTACTGCAAATGGTCTTGAAGGTCGTACAGGAAACGAGGTTATTTCTGACTTAGGATTATTACCTCTTTCAGGCGGAACTATGACAGGTAATGTAGATTTTGGTGATAATGATATTACAAATGTAGATTCACTAGACGCTGATAAGTTTAGCATAGCAGGTGGAACTGAAATGACTGGAATAGGGGCTGCTGTGTCAGGAAATAGTTCTACAAACATATCAACTGCAAATAGAGTTAAAGAATATGTAGATAGTAATTGTTTTCATTTCATAAGAGTGGGAGCTTATATAGCAACTGCAAGTAATTCTTTTTTATTTATAGCAGGTGCAGAATCCCAAAGAGATTTAACAAGTATAACAAGCGCTAGTGAAAGCTTTGTATTTACAGCGCCATACGATGGAAGTTTGGTAAAAGTTATGGCTAGATCAGAAACTGCTTGTGGGAGTAGTGATTTTAATTTTTATTTAAGAACATCTGAAACAGGGTATGAAATTCCCTCTACATTGTCTCCTACAAGCTCTGTAACTGTAGATATGGGAGTGGATGATACTTCATATGAATTTGATTTTAGCAGTGTAACAAATGCTTTTAGCAAAGGAGATATTATGGTTTTTTCTTTTGATCCTACTAATACTCCATATGATAGCCATTTTGTAATAGTTTTAAAATTTGATACATCAACATAAGGAAGATATGATAGACGCAATAGATACATTAAAGACAACAGGAACAGGAGTAGGTGGATGGTGGCTTTCAGTAAGTGGCTGGCTACCAGATATAGTAAGCCTATTAGTAGGGATAGCAACATTAGTATATCTTATCCTCAAAATAGTAAAAGAACTAAAATAAGGAGATAATATGGCTAAAGCGGATAAAGGAGTAGTCAAAAGAGTAATAGTGACCCCAGACAAGCATTTCCCTCTGCATGATCAGAAGGCTATAAATTGTTTAAAAAGAACAATAGAAATAGTGAAGCCTGATGCGTATGTAGATCTAGGAGATGTGGGTGAGTTTCATGCGTTTTCTGCGTGGAGATTTAAAAGAAAACAGAAACCACCTTTAGAATATTTAATAGATGACTTTAATAAAGATGTCAAAGATGTTAATGAAGGGATGGATCAGATAGATGAATCTTTAGATAAAGCCAAATGTAAAGAGAAGCATATTACAGAAGGTAATCATGATAACTGGTTAAATATGTGTGTAGAGGCATATCCATATTTACCACAATTTAAATTTGCCAATGCTGTTAAGCTAAAAGAAAGAGGATATAAATATCACTCGTTTGGTAAGCACCTTAAGATAGGTAAGCTTTACTTTTATCATGGTCACCAGTATGGTGGTCAATATCACACAGCAAATCATCTTAGGAAACTAGGATGTAATATAATGTACGGGCATTGGCATGATTTACAGCATATGACGGCAACTCATATGGATGGGCCTAAAGCAGCTTGGAGTATAGGATGTTTAAAAGATATGGGTACAGAAGCCAATTCATGGCTTGACAATAGAAATATCAACTGGGCTCATGCTTTTGCAATAGTTGATTATTATAAGAATGGTTTATTCACTGTTCATATAATACAAATAATAGATGGTAGAACCTCTCTTTGGGGTGAATTGATTGAGGGATAATGGACAATATTGTAGAAATAATAGAAAGAGTTGGAGTGCCAATCACAATGTGTATGGCATTCGGATACTTCATATGGAAGCAAAATCAGTTCATACAGAACGAATTACAGAGGGAGATGAGGGAATCATTCGGTAGATTGGAAGGTATCGTTATAGGGCTAATTAACGCCCTTAAAAAGCATACTATCGATGTAAAAGAAATAAAGGCAAGTTATACCTCACTTGTTGGTATATTAGAGCGGTTAATTGGAAAGGGAAAATGATGATTTCAAGTATGTTAACGAAAGCAATAGTCAGTTTAATAGCAAAACAATTCAAACTAGAGAAGATACTTGCGTACGTAGAAGATCCTAACGATGCAGACAAGAGAATTGATGAATTAGAGCTAAATGTATTTGCTCTAAAGAGAACAATTAAAAGTCTAGATTCAAGTTGTAAATGCAAGTGTTGTGAAAAACCAAAACCAAAAAGGAGAGCAAAAAAGTGAACGAAATAATAAAGAAAGCTATTATTGAACATTTGTTTAATGATGAAATGAAAGCAAATGTAATAAAGGCTTTAAATGAAAATATTGATGTACCATTTATAGGTGAAAAGACTGAAGCTAAGATATTAGATGCTTTATATTCATCTGTAGAGGAAGTATTAAAAGATGCAATCAATAAGTCGTAAAATAGATTATAATTGGGAGAGGGACTACACCGCTCCTCCTTGGTTTTCTCAGCATGTATGCTGCGATAGTTCGCTTACTGTTGTGTATACCTCTCCCGATAAATTAGAGGAAAAAAGTGCCTAAACAGATATATAATATAAGAGCCTTTCATGGTGGAATAAATAGTAACTCTGATGCTAGAGATATAGCTGAAAATGAATTACATGAAGCTATAGATATAATGGTTGATAAAATAGGTCAAACAAGGATGATGGGGGCAGCTTCTACTATGAGCCCTCCAGCTGCTAGGACAAATTCTATTGAACCAGGATATGGATTATTTCAATTTAGCCATGATAGAGTTGATGGACATACAAGCTCTGCAGGTTCTAGTGATGAAGAAACTGGAGCAGATTATTTAGCTTTTTCTGATCCAGATGGGTCTGGAACTGGAAATGTTTCTATATATAGTGCAGAAGATACTACTTGGGGTGATCCAATAACTGGAATGACTAATAATACTGGTGGACAAAGAAAAGATGTTTTTTATTTTGTTGATGGAAATTTAAGAGTATGTGATTCTGAGTTTGGAAACACCAATACAAATAAATGGTATGGTTATATAGAAAGATCTCATTTTGATGGTACTGCTACTGCTGATTCCTATAATGCATGGTATTGTAAAGATGCTGAAATAAAAATGCCAAACAATGTTTTAATTCAAGGAGCTCTTACTGGATCAGCTCAAGGGAGTAGTACTGAAACTAGACTATTTACAGGTACAACCCATGCATTTACTGGCGGGGTAGACAACACTGTATTAACTGATAAAATAATAACTGATTTAACAGCAGTAACATTAACTTTAGGATCTAGTGCACGACAAGGAGACACTGTTATTGATACTCCAGATGTTTCTCCAAGTGATGGAACTGAATGGGATGGTAAGACCTGGGCTCTTTTTCCAAAAGCAGGAGATGGGTTTCATTTAAATTTTACAGCAGATGGCCCTGAAGGTAGTGGAGGCTCAATACCTGCAGGAAATTATGATTTTGCTATGAGTTATGTATACGATGCAGAACCTGGAGCTATTGGCTCTCAAGAATCTTTGCCTAGAGAATTTCATGGAGGGGGTTTTGATTCTGCAGAATTTGCAATAAGCGGTACTGAAGTTATTCCTGGCATAGATATTTACGCAACATCTCCATACGATCCAAGGTTAACTGGAGGTAGAGTTTATTGGAGGAAGCAAACATCTTCTGGCTCAGGACAATGGTATCATTTATTAGACGTTAGTTTAAAAGATGGAGTAAGGGAAGGAATTGTTGGATCTTATGTGCCATGGGTTGTAAAATATAGCCAATGTGTATCTGCAAGCGTCGGTGAAATAAACTCTGTTTCTTCACTTACATGGGAAGATCTTAATGCAATGCCTCAAGATGCGCCTTCTACTACAGCTAAATATAAAACTGCAATAGTATCAAATAGAAGGGCTTACATAGGCAATGTACAATATGGTGGAACTACTTATGGAGATGCTGTATTTAAAAGCCCTATCAATAAGTTTGATACATTTTCAGATGTTAGAAAGCTTGAAGCAAGTATAAATGACGGAGATAGTATAGTTAAGCTTGAAGCCTATGCAGACAGACTTTTGATTTTTAAGAAAAAAAAGTTAGAACTTTTAAATATTTCTCAGGAGTTAGAATTTATAGAAGATACATTTGTCCATAAGGGGGTTTCTCATCCTGCAGCAACTTGCAAAACTGATTTTGGTATAGCTTGGGTTAATGAGCAAGGTTGCTATCTATATGATGGGCAAAGAGTTAATAATTTACTTGAAAAAGGTGGTAGACAAATAATAAAAGAAAGTGACTGGGCTACTTTTGCTACAGCAAATTCAATGATTGGATACATTCCAAGCAAAAGGCAGATACTAGTTGTGAAAGATTGCACACATTCAAGCGCTGGAGATGTCTTTCTTTATGATATAGTCACTCAAAGCTGGGTTTACGGAAATAGTAAGTGTTCAGATAGTATAAGGTTTACAAATTTTGTAACAGATTGGAATGGTGATTTAATCTATATAGAAACTGATGATACTGGAACGCCTAAAAAATGGTCTGATGCCTCAGGATCAAGTACAGGATTGCACATACAAACAAAAGATTTGGATTTTGGACAGCCTGGAGTTAGAAAGAAAATATACAAAGTCTATATAACTTATAGAGGTGATGCAAGCAATGTGCAAGTTAACTATGGATCAGACGGAGGAGCTTTATCAGGAAATTTTTTTACTATTAATTCAGATGGTTCTACAACGGGGGGTAGCGCTGCACATAAATGTTTAGTAAACGCAGGTACTGATGATTGGCTAAAAGCTGAATTAAAACCATCTGCATCTATAAATAACGTATCTAGCTTTCAATTAAAGTTACATTCTGATGGATCAAATGCTGTAGCAGCTGATCTTGAGATTGATTCAATCTCTATAGTCTATAGAACAAAGGGGATTAAGTGATGGGAATGACTAGACATGAAAGAAATTCTATACATAAAAAGCAAGAAGTAGCTCAAATACTAGAAGGTGCTCCAGAAAAGTCAGATCTAAAAAATGGTGTAATGGTGCTTAGAGCTACCAATGAAGGATTAGTTATGTATGTAAAACATAATGATGTATTATATAAAAAAGTATTAGATAAGGGGTAAAACATGGGATATGCACAGGCTTTATTAAGAAAAGATGTAAGAGATGAAGAAAAGGCTTTAAAAAGAAAAGCTAGGAAAAAGGATTTATGGGGATCTATAGGCCGTACAGCTGGAACCTTGGGTGTCGGTCTTTTAACTGGAGGAGCTGTAAACCCTCTTACATTAGGACTATTAACAGGTGGTGCTTCTGCCTTAGGCGGAGCTATTGGTTCTAGGGCTGCAGGAGGAAGTTTAAAAGGAGGTAAATTCTTTAGCGAAGATAGAGAACAGCTTCAATCTGAATTAGGAGCTTTAGGATCTAAAAATTTATTATCATCATTAAAATCTGGAGTAACGGCTGGGATGGGACAAGCAGCTAAGTTAAAAAAAGCAGGGATAGATTCTGCTAAAGGACTAGACTTTGGAGATAGCTTTATAGGCAAGAAAGTAGCTGGAATGAAGGAAGCTAAGGCAGCCAGAGACTTTGCGGATTCTAGGATAGGTTTTGGAGCAAAAATGCCTTATGGAGATGAAACAATGCTTCACAACTTAGACACTCAAAAAAGAAATTTATTTACTGAAAATGTTGGTGTTGGAACTGGAAGACAAACATTAGGAGTTGGAGACGCAAGACGTGGCCTTGGATTTAGTGAAGCTATTACAAACCCTAATACAGGGAAGGCTATAGGTCAATATGGTTCTAGAAGTTCTATTGTACCTCAAGACGTATATGGAGAAGCTCAAAAAGCAGCTTTTTATAGGCCTGAGACAGGTGGAACTAGGGAACTGTTTGCTACAGGAGAAACTCCTGAATTAATGAGAAATACATCTCAAGAATTATTTATGGAAGGAGATCAAAGGGCTAGAGAATATAGGAATAGTAATGCTGGCAATGCGTTGTTTGCCCCAACAAGAGATGTTAATCTGAGAGGGAGAGGAACTAATGCAGCAGGCCCTTTAGATAATTTTAACATTAAAGATACAATTAATAGGAATAAAAATCTTGTTAATTATAGAGGAGATGCTGGCTGGGGTTCTGAGTCTCCTGAAGATTTTAGCATGATTAACGCATTAGAGTATGAACAACCTTCATGGCAAAAAAGACTATTTGAATCTTTGGGAGTGGATGACTTTAAAAATATGTCCACAAAAACTTCTTATAGATAGGAGAAACTGATGAGTAATAAAATTGTAGATACACGTAAATTAAATAAAGACAAGAGAGCTAGGCTAGGTAGATTTGGAGATACAAAAATACGTGAAATTGATGGACAGCCTAGCCATGTAACTGCTTTAGAATCTGTTTTTATAGATATTGATAAAGAGTCTGGTGAAAAATTTGCTAAAGATGTTGGTGCTGGTACTATCAATCCATATACTGGTCTAAAAGAATATAATGCAGGAGATGAATGGAATTGGGGAGATGCATTAGGGTCTTTAATTGGAGGTGAAAGCAAAGAAGAATTTGATAGAAGAAAAGCTGTAGAAGATGCATTTGCTCAAGTAGAATGGAGTAGTGCTAGAGAAAGATTTGGGTCAAATCCAAATGTTATGAGCGAAAGTGAAGTGGAGAAAGCTTTTACAGAATTTGGAGTTACAGCAACAGACATGGATAAATATCTTACAGGTTTTGAACAAAAGCCTTTTGACTTTATTCAACAAGAATATGATTTAAACCAACAACAAAGCCAAATAGATTATGATAAGCTTGATGTAAGAAAGGATGCTTTAGACGTTCAAAGAGATCAACTTGGAAGTGATTTAGACTTTACAAACAGGCAACTTGGAGCAACAAAAGACTTTGCTATGGAAGGAATGCAAAATCAATTTTCAGATACAAGTCAAGCTTTAGGAAGACAGTATAGGGCTGGAGCAAAAGGTGCTTTAGGACAATCTCAAGCAATGCAGGCAAGATCTGGACTTGCTAGCTCTGGAGGGGCTCAATACGGAATGCAAACTCAATTAAAAGAATTGGCAAAAGGGCAATCTGAAGGAATGGATACAGCACGTAGAAATTTTGCTTTTGGACAAAGGCAGGCTCAATCTACATATGATTTTGGAACGGAAAGAGCGCAATCTGCATATGACTTTGGAATTAAAGGATTAGATTTAGATACTCGTACTTTAGGCACTGATTATGCTGGAGTAAGTTTAGGTAAATATAGAGATACATTATCATATCAAAAAGGAATGTATGGAGAAGGTAGAAGGCAAAAAGATAGATTTTATGATGAAATTGCAGAACTTGAAAGTGTAAAATAGGAGTTATTATGGCAGAGATAGTAGTAGAAAGGAGTCCGTTAGCAGAGTTTTTAGATGAAATGCCATCTTTAATTATGCAATACAAGCAAATGCAAATGGCTCAAGAAGAAAGAGCTTTAGATAGAGAAGAACGTAAAGCACAAGCTACTCAAAGTATTTTATTAAAAGAATACTATGATATGAAGGATCAAGTTAGAGCTACTGAAAAGATGTATGATAAATACGATAACGTAGATCCATCCTTTATGACTCAAGGTGCAGCTGATATTATAAGTATAGTTGATGAGCAGAACAGTATTAATATGAATGCTATAACTCAAAACTTAAATACATTAAGTGAATATCAATCTAGCCTAGATGCTGGACTATCTACACTAAGATCACAAGCTTCTACATTAAAAGAAATGCAAAGTGAATTTGCTGGTGCGAATAGAGTATTAGACCCTCATGAATATGAAGCCTTTCAAGAGCATGCTTTAAAAGCATTGGAAGAAGGTGGATTAGGCTGGGAAACTACAGCTGGTGCAGATCAAGCATATTTCTCTAAAGATCCTACTCAAAGGTTTGCGGATGCTGTAAAGATTACTAACCACATGAAAGCAGGGCAAGTAGCTAATGCTGAAAGTAATTATGGAATTATTCAAGGAATGTACACACTTGGAGAAGGTGAGGATTCTGGGGATCTAGTAGAAAGGTTAACATATACAGATCCTGTAACTAAAAAGAAGATAGAGCCTAGTGAAGAGCTTGTTCAAGCTATACAACTTATGGCTATGCAACCATATGGAGACTTTATGTCTGGTATAAACAGTTTACCTGGAGCTATTGGAGATGCTGTTAGAACTGAACTGTCTACAAATAAAAATACTTCAGCATTCTTTTTAAACTTATCACGGAACTACGATGCTATTAATGCTTTAGATTCAGAACTAGCAGGTATAAATGAAACAAATGAAGAATCTGACTTTAATAGCTTTGTTGAAGCTATATCAGGGGTTGATAATAAAAACGCTTTATTTGCTATGTATGATCAAGCTGTTGCTGGAATGCCTAGAGAAGAGCATGGGCCTTACTTTAACGCTATGGAAGCTGCTATGGGAGGGTCTGATCTTTATGATGATTATCTGCAGTTTAAAGGCCTTTCTTCATCTGGAGTAGGAATTGTAGAGCCAGAGATTCCTACATATGATAGCAATATAACTACAACTGATTTTAATATTGATGAATCTTTACAAAAACTAAGAACCTATGGAGATAGCGGAGAGGTTGTTGATTCATTAAATAGTATTGAATCATATGCTCCTGGAGGTTTTATCTCTACGGATCGTGATGAATACATAGAAGATGATTTTGAAAAATTTTTAGAGGAAATAGAATAAATGCCATTACCTAAAGAATACTATGATATATTAAAGAGTGGGGATAGACCTTTAAGGAATCAACCTACTACACAAACTCCTAACTTTGGATTTAGTCCAGCTGAACCTGTAGAAGATGAAGGTACTGCTTGGGGATCTGTTGGGGACTTTCTATGGAGTGCTGGAGAAGGGTTTACATCTGGTATGACTTTAGGACTTACTGATCTAGCAGGAGCTACTGGAGAAGAGCCTTGGGAAGAGATGACTGGTGGAGAAAAGGCTGGTTGGATATTAGGTGAAGGTGCATCATTATTTGCTCCTTGGGGGCCAATTGGGTTATTAGGAAAGACATCTAGAGCTATTGCAAAAGCTGGTGGTAATAAATTTATACAGAAATCAGCAAAAGAAGCTACTAAGGGAATGGCATTAAATAAAGCGCAAAGTAAAGCTATATTAGAAGCTTCTAAGAAAGGTGTTAAGTTTGAAGATGATGTAGCTAACGCTCTAAATAAAGCTGCACAGGATGATCTAGGTATTACTTGGATAAAAGATTTAAATGCTACAGGTAAGGCTGCATTAGATGCTAGTGAGAATCTAACTCTTTCTGGAGCTAGAGCTGTACAAAAAGCATTTAAAGATGCAGGTATGCCAGATATAGATATTAATGATGCTGCTAAAATATCTAGTGAATTTGTTGAAAGCCTTAAGGGTGGAAGATATGTTAATGATATAGCTGAATGGGCTACTCGTGGATTAACAGGACGTATTCCAGATACAGCAAATAACTTTGTAGCTAAGTACTTAGGCATGATGGCTCAAGATATGATGTTATTATCACTACATGGACTTGGATCAGGAAAGATAAGATCTTTAGCTAATAATGAAGATTTTGATTTAACAGGTGCCTTAGGACATGAGGTAAAGATGGCTTTAGCATTCCCTCTTATTAGAAAGATACCTAATATTGCAGGAATGGGTGCTGGTGGAATGTCAACTGCATCACAAGGTGTTAAAGCATATATGAATCAATTTAAAAGCACTAACTATAAAGCTATACAAGAAGCTCATGGAGATGAGGTTGTAAAGAATATATTAAAGGTTATGGTTAGAGGATCTAAGAAAGATCTATTAAGTAGAAGTAAATTAGCAGATGCATCATGGAAAGCTGGAAATAAGACTTATAAAAATGGTGATGAGATACTAAAGGCTTTACCAGATATGAAAATAGATGATACTATTACTATTTTAAATAAAATGAATAAAGCTGTTAATCAGAATATTATGAAGTCATGGGGGCCTAAATGGTTAGAAGATACTATAGGCTCTGTTCCTAGAATGGGAGTTGGTGTTCTAGCTATGAATCCTTGGGTTGTTAGTAAAGATGCTTGGGGTTCAATGGAAAGCCCAGAAATAGCCTCACATTTGTTTATGGCAGCTGTTATGACTAGAGGTAGGGGTGAGTGGGGATATGACCAGCAAAGGGCACATTTCGCTGATTTTACACCATACCATGAAGCTTTAAATGTACTTGGTGTTGATACTAAGAATGTACAAGATGTATTAAGGTTTCATGATGGTAAGAATATACATGAAGGCTTAGGTGCTGCTATGTCTACACATGAGGCTGGAAATTCAATTGTTGAGATATTTGATAGTGCTGTGCAAGGTGCAGAGTTTACAGCTAATAGTAGGGATTATAGTAATCCTGATCACGCATTAGTACTAGAAATGTCTAGCTTATATAATATTATTAAAAAGACAGGAGATCCTGACTTTAGTCCTATTAGGGCTCAAAACTTAGATCGCTCTACTTTAAATACATTAGCTGAAAAACTATCAAATGTTAAGTTTGAAGATGGTACTACTGTTAAGGATATTGGATTTGAAGGAGCTTTAGTTAAGTTAACTCTTGAACCTGCAAAGCGTGGTTTAAATATATATAAGAGAATGCTTGCAGAGCTGAAGTCTGAGTTAGGATATAATGTAGATGTATCTAAAGAAGGTGTTGTTATAGGTAGCCATGTTATTTCTAATAAAGAAGGTAAAGATATTGATGATGCTAATACTTATAATAGAACCTTAAGTGCATTGGCAGATATTGCTGAAGCTACTGTAAGGACTGGAGAAAGCGCTGAAGCATCAACAATTAGTTATGAAGCTTTAGTTAAGAAATCAGGACTTACAGAGATAGAATTTAATCAAAGGACTCGTGAGATTGTTGATAGGCATATGGATATGCTTGCAGGAGAATATGGTGGATTAAAGAATATAAAATTTGACCCTGTCGGAGAAGGCGGGAAGTTAAATCCTATGATGGAGTTCTTTAAGCAAGCTAAAGTTATAGAAGCTTCTGAAAGAGTTTATAATGTAGTTACAGGAAAGTTCCCATCAGGAGATAAGTTGGGAGATAAGACTTTAACTGAGAGTTTAGATAAATTATTTATGATTGATGGTAAGTATGCATCGTCTATAGATGCTTATAAGAATATTATTAAGGATTTTGTTAAAGACCCTAAGAATGAAAAAGAAGCTCAGGCTAATGAGCAAGTGATAGAGCATTTAAATGACTTAAGAGATCTATTTGAATTAAGGAAGAAGGTAGTAGGTGTTTCCTCTAAGGATCCTAGTGGTAAAGTTTTAACTGGTGAAGGAATATCTATAGCTCAAAATCAATGGAAGAATTTAAATACACAGTTGCCTAGAGAATGGAAGCAAGATTGGGCTACACATACAAGAGAGCTTTATATTAATAGAATATTTAAAGCAAAGGGTTTTGATAGAAGGGCTATAAATTTAGTTTCTATGCTTGCAGACGCTAATATAGCTATACCTAATGGAGAGGGTAAGCTGACAATGCCTTCTAGAGATGCTGTAATGAATGAGTTAAAATCAAGAAATATGTCTGAAAAAGATATTGAGGCATACGAAAAGGCTGTAGATACTATTGAAAAAGTCCTTGGAGAAGATGCTATTATAAGGACTGACTTTGCATTTGTTGAAAATGGTAAGCGTCAAATGAATGTTGTCGATATTAAAGATTATATTAAAGCTGCTAAGATGCTGGGAAATGAAACTTTTACAGACCTAATAGTAAATACTCAAGCAGTTCTTGGAGAGCTTGCATCTGCTTCTAAGACAGGAACTAGGAAGTTAATAAAAGATATATATGATAAAACAACAGACCTTATTGATACTTTAGATCCTTCTACAAACAAGAAGCCTATAGAAGATCCTATTAAAACTATTAATGATTTAAAGAATGAATTAAAAGCATTAGAGAATACAGCAAGGGCTGAAGATACTAAGCAAGATATAAGTCAAGCTATAATAGATATAGATAGGCTTATAGATGCTATAGACAGGGAGACAGGGAAGTTTAACATAACACCTAAAAAGAGCCTTAGTGAAAATGAACAAATTAGTGGTGATGAATTTGGTGTACATGAAGCTTTAACTAGACCTTTACAAGCATCATTAGAGAAGATCTATTCAAAAGAAACTGAAAGCGTTAATAAGTTAAGAGAATTAGTTGTTAAAATAGAAAACTTAACTGCGCTAGGCAAGAGTGGTTTAGGGCTAGATAAGTCAGAAACAATGAGAATTGTAGAAAATATGTCGAGAGAGTGGCATAAACTATATAGAGATAAAGAAGGTGACTCTGTAGAGGTATTATCTGAGCTTATAAATAAAGTTAATCAGAATGGATTCTTTGGCGATGCTATAAATCTATTAGAACAAGTTGATACAAGAGTTAATAGAGCTGTAATATTAAATAATGAACACCATATATTAAATGCAGATGCAGTTAAGATGTCAGAAGCCTTGGAAGCTGGACATAAAACTCATGAGCATCATAGATCTGTAAAAGAAATACTTAAAGAATACAATCTTGTTAATAAAGATGGAGATATTGATCCTACATTTAGAGATGCTCTTATTAACAATCCATATAAAGCTCTTAATGAGAATATACGTAAACAAATATTTGATCAAAAAGATGTAAGCATATCTCAAAAGCAAAAAGAATGGAGTACCTTTAGAGAGAAAGATGCGCTAGAGCTATTGACTAATATATATAATTCTAAGCCTGTAAATAGACTCAAGATTGTAGGCATGACTAAGGATGGAAAGAAGAGAGGTATAATTGAATTTAATAACAATGCTCCTGCTATAAGTCATCCTAATAGTGAATATTACTCTAAAAAAGGATATAATATTCATTTTATTGACGATACTATTAGTGTAGATGTGGATGGCACGCTTAGAAATACAAGTCTAGATACCATAGGAAGTCCTGACATGATACAGTCGTTCTTAAATAATGCTTTACATGTAGATAGATCTAGATTAGAAATAATAGATAGCTTTAAATCTATAGATCCAGGTATTAGTGAAGCAGATATTAAGAAGATATTAAAGAATCCTACAGAGTATGTATTTTATTTAAGATTATCTCCCATGGACAAGGCTATGTTTGTAGCTACAGAAAGTAACTTAAAGCTTTTAAATTCTGAGTTTAAAGCTACATATGACTCTATTGAATCTAGGCTTAGTGGTAAAGATAAAGATGTCTTTAAAGCTATGTTTGGAGGCCTTCTTGATGCGTCTAATGCTTCACGAGCAAATGTAGAGCTGAAGATGTTATTACCTTATCTTGATAATACAGGTAAAAGAAGTGAAATTGAAAAATTAATTAAAGAATATGCAGGGAATGCAAATCCTGAAAAGCTAGCTAAGATACAGGCAAATATGTATAAGCGTGGATTCTTATCAGATGGTGGTACTACCCAGCCAATGAATGAAAATGTGCTTAGATGGGCTAAAAGCTGGCATCCTAATAAAGCTGTTAAGCAAGAAGCTAAACGTATTCTTGATAATGGCGGATTTACAGTAGGCGTTATAGGAGATGGTGCATCAGAGGGATCTAGTGGTAAAAAGCATCCATTAAATATAGAGAACATAGAGATGGGACAGCTTCAGATTATAGGTCAAGCTGGAGGGTTATTAAAAGAACTTTCTTTAGCCCAGCAAAAAGCTGCTGCTGACCAGCCAAGCTTATTAAGCTCCTTATTAGATGGTGCTAAGTTTGCATCTGAAAGAACAATGAAATTGATTATGGCTCAGAAAGGAATGCTTGATACAGACTTTACTAATAGCCCGAATGGAGCTAAGACTATAATATTCTCTACTGGAGACAACCAATTGCTTGGTAAAGGATATCTTATATATCATCCCGATATAGCTAAACAAATGCCTAAAGATGTAGATATAGCACTAGGAGAAACATCTGCTAAAACATTACACGGAACATCAATAGATGGTAATCCAATCAAACCTTTCGATCTTTCACAGGCAAGTGGTAAGTGGCAAAATACTATTAAGAATATGGATAATTCTAACAAGATGTTGCTGCCTGTTGAGAGTATAGGAGTTTCTTTTACATCTAAAAATGAAAGTGGAGTAGCTATATCTCCTTCTATATTTGACTTTCAATCAGCTTCAAATATAAAAGCTGCAACAGTATGGATGGGATTTGAAAACAAGTTAAGAGAAGTAGCTGTACAATGGGACTCTGTACATAGAGATGGTGCTAAGTTAGCTGAATGGCTATATGAGATAAATAAAGCTGAAGGTAATCCTATGGATAAAGGAGATACTGGTCTTACTAAATTACTATTCTCATATGGAGCCATGCCTAACAATCCTTTAACTCAAAAGGCTTTAAGGAGATTGCTAAGAAGCTCAAACTATAAACACTTGTCTAAAGCTCCTAATCAGAGAGGTGGAGAAGATAATTTTATTGTACCTAATATAGATGGAAAGCTTTCAGTTCCTTTGTATGCAGAGATTTATAAAGCTGCAGGAAATGAAATACATGACAGGGCTACTGTTAACTATGGAGGTATTGGATTAAATTCACATACTGCGAGAAGGCAATTAGGAAACTCTATAACAGGAGTAACTTCAAATCTACAAGGTGAAAGATTTATATATAGAGATGCTAATGGTGTAGATGTTGTTGTTAGTGTAGAAGGGGATAAATTTGAATATTATAGCACTTTCTATGACAAGTCTACAAATCCTTTAAAGCATCCTGGTTCTAATAATTATAGATATAAAGGTACAGATCGTACAGGTAATGATATACTTAGAGATGCAGGTGGTATTAAGGAAGATAAATCTTCTAGGGCTAAAGTAGAGGCTCAGTTAAAAAGATTAGATAAAATGGTTAAAGCTCATAATCTAACCTATCATGATGCTTTTAGATTATTGAATGGTGAAATAATTACTAAAGTTGGTTCTAATGGAATAACTAGCACATTTGATTTAAAGGTAGATAAAGCATTAAAGATGAACTTTGGCTCTATGTCTCATGCTATACCAGTGATAGGACATGATAAAGTTATATTTAGAGTAGAGAAAATTATGGAAGGTATGGATGGATTAACAGAGGTTAATGTTCACGATCTTCGTACAGTTATGCAGAGAGATAATGACGGTGATCACTTGTTCACACATACAAGTATGCCTTGGAGTATATTTAAATCTTTTGCTAAAGAGAATGGTCGTAAAGATGACTTTAGAATGTGGGAAAGAAGTCAAGTATTAAACAGTGATTATATAAATATATTTGGAATAGGTATAAATGGTAAGGCTGGAGAGAAAGCTACTCAAGTTGGATTCCAAAATTATGCAGCTAAACTTCATGGCGCTAAGATGATGACTGGTCAGATAATAGGAGCTAGAAATGCTATATCTTGGCTTAATAGGCTAGGCTTTAAGCTTAAAGGTAATGACCTATTAAAAGACTTTATAAGAGATGAAGGTATGACAGCAGATAATTGGAAAGTTCTTGATAAGTTTTATGATACTGTTCAGAATGGCTTAGATATACATGGTGGGATCCATGATGCTATATCTACACAGGATAAATTAAGAGACTTTTTATATTTTGGTAAAAAAGATATTCATACAGGTGAAACAGGGGATGCTAATTTTGACAAGCATAGTGATCCTGATTTAACTTTCTTTGGAGATAATCATAGAACATTTGGAAATAAGAGAATAGAGAGAGAAGTCTTTTATGAGCTACTTAGAACATTAAAGAAATCTAATATGATTCAGAATGATACTTGGGATGAAAGAGGTAGTAGATCTCCTGAGCCTTTTGAAATAAAGTCAGCTTATTATGATATGAGAAATTTATTTGCAAATCCTACAGGGTACTTAGCTCAGAAATTAGCTAGAAAAATAGGAAGAATGCAAGGTGCTGAGAAAGACGCTCTTGTATCAGAGTATGCAGAAATGTTTTATGGAAAGACAACAGACTTTAAGAGAAGGAAAGACAGAGATGATTTATATTGGGATATAGTCAAAGGTAGACAAGGCTCTATTATGGATAATATTTTTAGCCTTGATCCTAGACAAGTATCTCCAGACAATCCAGATCAGGGATTTGAACTATCTGTTGGTGGAAAGTTGATGAAAGAATTGATTGGTACAAATGGTTTCTGGGACTCAAACTATGGAGGTCTTGCTAAGACAGGTACTGATATATATAATAAAGCAGGGTTCTTTGTTAAGAATATAGAGAATTTTGTAGAGACAGCAAGGCTTTTTGGTGACGATCCTTTAGAGTCTGCAAAAAGGCTAAACTTAGATATGAATGTAGATTCCTTTAGTCAAGAGAAAGCTGGTTCTGAAATACGTAATGCTTTAAATAATGGAATACTTAGAGAATTAATTCATCGTCAGCATGATAATGTATTTGGGAGTTTGGAATACTTTAGAGCTGAAAACTTTGCTAATCCAACTAAGGTTGACAAACTTCAGGAAAGATTAAGAAACTTACAAACAGCTATGGATATAATGGATCAACAGATAGCTAAGAATATGGTTATAGATAAAGGTGATGTTCAGTATATAGATGTTAAAGACGGTATGAACTTTGATAAGCATACGCACCTTTCAAAAGGAAGGATGTTAGATATTTATAGAGTTAGAGGAGATGTTAAGTATATAGAGCCAAAGGGAACTTCAAATTTAACTCATTTTTCTGTAGATAATAAATCTTTAGATTATGGTCAGTTAGAATTTGTAGGTAGATTTAATAGTAATAGTCCTAAAGTACGCTTACATAGAGGATATTCTTACATTATTGATAGAAATCCAAAGCAAATGAAATCACAATCTAGCAATGAAGCTAGATACTCAGATGCTTTATTTAAGGCTACATATGGGAATGATACAAGTCCTGAGTTATTTATTAAAGATAAAGGTGTTATAAATGATTTTAGAGACGATGTTAGAAGGCTTAGAGCTTCAATTAGTAGTGACTATAGCAAGACTATAGAGAATGCTTTATCTAATAGAGTGTTGAGTGAAGGTTTATTCGCTATCAATAGTGCTAAAGAGGGTAGGAGTATGGCTGAGTTTGTAGATAGATGGCTACCTTTAGTGCAAGGAACTGATCCAATGAAGTTATTACTTAGATATGTATTGCAACCTCAAGTAACTCCTTCTTATTATTATAGGGATGCTAAGGGGCATGAGAGACCTGCATATAAAACTAATGAACATCTGTATAAAACAGTTTTACAATGGGCAGAAAATAATAATGCTAGAGATTTTGTTAGAGAGCTTATAAAAAATGTTGAACATTATGCTGCTGGTAAGGAAACTGAGATAGATGCTAGCAGTTACGAAAGAGGGAGTATGGATAGATTTGATTATACAGAGCTAGGTGATATGGCTAATTCATATAGAACTATAGCTAAACATTTAAATGTATTTTATTCATCACCTATATTAATAGATAAAATGAATGGTGTAATAGATAATAGAAGAAGTCCAATACAGACTGTAAGAGGTAATGACGGTTCATTAATTCCTGTAAGGCAAGAAGCTAAGAAGAATGATTATTGGGATTGGGCAAAAGATCAAACAGGGGAGGGTTGTTAATGGGCTTATGTAATCCTATATATGTAGATAAGCAGAAAAGAATGGACATGATGAGTGAGATGTATGAGTATTGGAAGTCTAAAAAGAATATAAAAGATAGATTTTCATACAAAGATACTGGCTTTAACAATCAAGCTTCTGTTGATAATATAAAATGGTTAATAGAACAGAGACTAGAAAAGCCCTGGAACGCTGATTCTCCTTTAACTGATGCAGACTTTAGAAGAGCTAAGGTTGAGATAGATGCCTTTGATAATGCTTTAGGTGGCAATTTTAGTAACTTAGCCTGGATTGTGCCTGAAGGAATATCTAAGCAAGATCCTACAGCTAGAAAGTTTTACACAGAATTAAACAATATCTTAAACTATGAGCGTGTTCAAATCAATAAGGTGTTAACATCTAATTCTTTTATAGCACAACATATGCTTGATGCTTATACATCTGAATTTGGAGGCAAGAAGGATTTAGCTACTAAAAAATTAAGAGAACTTCGTGAAGAAATGGCTAATGCCGATCCTAATGAGAATGTTCAAGCAGAATTTGTTAATAAGATTGAAGATTTTGTAAATAGAGATAAAGAGGGTAAGACTTTAAAGCAATTTATAGAGCTTATACATATGGATAAAGATACATTTAACTCTGCTAGAAAGCCTAGCTATAGGAATGATAAGGGTCAACTTGTAGATTATAATACACATGTATATAAAGCTGTAGAAAGAGCAAGGGAAAATCTTAATGAGATGGGATCAGTATATGCTAATGGTCTTAGGAAATTACAAAGCATTGTAGCTTTAAAATATACTAACCAACCTAATGTTAAGAAGGCTATGGGTGATAGGAAAGCCGCTAGAATGATAGAGACTATTGAGCAATCTATTACTGACATAACAGAAGGTAATAAGCGTGGTGGGTACTTTCCTCAAATACAATTTGAAACCATGATGCAGTTAAAAGATAATTTATCTAAGGCTATGACAGCTAACTCTTTAAATAAGGATGCTGCATTTGAAAACATGGTAGGCAATACTATAGCTCAAATGGATATTAATAGTATGCCTGCTCATGCTAAGAAGCGTAATCCATTACTTGAAAAGTATTGGGAAAAAGATCCACTTATGGTATTAAAGGAATATGGGGATCAAGCTGCTCAATTCAACAAGATGGTAACTACTCAAGCAACATATCTTGAAGCCTTGCAGAACTTACCTAAAAGTGATACTCAATTCCAAAAAGGATTAAGAAGATTTATTGAAGAGGAATATACAGTATTTAATAGAGGTACTTCTGGTAGACCAGATTGGGTCAACAAAGCTGTAACAACTTTAAATGCATTACAGACTGCTAGAACTATGGGTCTTAATATAACAGGTGCTGTTAAGAATGCTGCGAGTGCTATACACTTCTATAGTAGAGTAGGATTCGGATCCTTGCAGAAAGCTAAAAAAGCTATGGAACATGATTCTGAGTTTATTGATATGGCAAAGAAAGCTGAGGAAGAAGCTGGTTTCTTATTCACAGATGCAGCTCAAGAATTATATACTGAGGGCTTAATAACTAATAAAGATAAGGGTACTGTTAAGTTTGATCCATTAACTGGTAAGATAAGTATACAGAACTCTCCTGGAGTAGATTTCCTGAAGAAGGCTGGACAGTGGACTTTAGAAAAAGGATTATTCTTTCATAGGTTAACTGAGAACAATCAAAGAAAATGGATGTTTAGAACAGCTTTACATAGAAAATACTCTCAATTAGTTAATGACGGGTATCCGCCTGATAAAGCAAAAAGATTTTCTCAAAACTATGCTTTAAAAATGGTTAATAGTTGGGCTTATGAATACGCAGCTCATGCTAAATCTAAGGCTGTACGTGGAGAATGGAGAACTATTGACGAGATAGATGGTCAAAAGATAGATAGAAAGATGGCAGGTGTGGGTGGAGGATTATCTGAAGTAGCTTTTCACTTATTACATTATCCTATGTCTTTAATGGAAACTCATTATGATGCTTTAAAAGGTGTTCATAAATCTTTACTTGCAAAACAAGGCTTTGAATCAGAAGAGATACAATATGCTATGAGATATGCGGGAATATCTGCAGGTGTAGCTTTAGCCTCAGTTCTTACAAATATAGACTTTACAAATATTATAGAGAATGAAAGTATTGAACGTATAAAGCGAGTAGCTGATGATATATTAGAGTTTGACAATCCTGACAAAGGAACATTTGGTCTTATGGGTGAGTTTACAGGGCCAACTTTAGGTACTATTAAGCATCTTATGGTAGCTAGTGAGATTATAGATATAGATGAAGGTGATTTAAATAAAGTCTTATTTGGTAATGTAGACTTTTCTAACGAATCAGATAAATTATCACAACTATATTCTGCTTATCAATATTCTACTGCATGGGGATTTGCTAAAAATAAATTAATACCTGCAGTTCAATCGGGTAGAGGTAGAGATCTTATAACTCATTGGTTGAAGCTGTATCCTAATCAATGGACTAAGACAGGTCATGAAAAGATATTTGGAAAGAAGTCTAAAAAGAAGCGAAAGTCTAAAAATACTAATGAAAGAGCTTTAGCTATACTTGAAAGTATGCGTAGATAACAATGGAGATAAATTACCTACGC